GTCCAAGTTTTGCTGGGCTTCGGCGACGGACAGGGTGTCGGACTTGTATTGGTTGTCAAGATCGCGGACGGCCTTCCGGAGGTCCTCGAGGTCGCGGATGGCCTCACGCCGGGCGGAGTGGACGTCCGCCCGTGCGCGGGCCTCGTCGCGTTGAGCGTCGGCGAGGGCCCGCTTGGACCGGGCCAGGTCGTCGGCGGCGTTGACGGCATCCTTGGCGGAGTTGGCGGCTTCGGTGGTCTCCTGGCCCAGCACTGTCTTACGCAGACTCAGTGCGTCACCGATGCCCTGGAAGGCGATCCCTACGGCGGACAAGCCCAGGGCGGCACCGATACCGGCGGAGCCGAGGGCGGCAATCGAGGTGGAGGCTTGGACGGCGGAGGCACCCATGGCAAACAATGCCGGGGTCATGGCGGTGACGATCCCGTAGAGCAAGTTCATCGGCTTGACGCCCTTGCCGCCGTAGTCGATGAACTTCTCGGAGGTGAACAGATCCTTGTTGCGCCGCTTGCTCTCCGCCTCCATGACCCGGGTGCGGTCGTCGGCGGCCTTCTTCTGCCGCTCGAGTTGTTCCCGGTTGGCCCGTTCCTGCGCCTGGGCGATCCGTTCCGAGTTTGATCGGACCCGGGCCATTTCCACATCGAAGGCCTGCCGGTGGAGCCGGTCCATGCTTTCCTGGAAAGACCGTTCCTGCTTCAGTTCGTGCTGGCGGGCCTGGTCCGCCGCCCGCTGGATTTGCTCGTTGGCGTTGCGGGTGCGGGTGAGTTGCTCTTTCAAATATTTGGTGCGGAGGTCGGCGACGTAGTTCCGGCCTCGCTGGGCGGCGGCCTCTTCGAGCTTGACGGGGATTTCGAACTCGAGCCCGGCGAGTTCCTTTTTCATCCCCTTCTTGACGTCGGCGCGTAGCCCGGAGGTGTCAGCTCCGATGCGGACTACCGCTGAATCGATGACGTCGTCGTCGTTGGCCATTCCGTCACCCCATTTCGACAAGGTTGTGGCTGGCGGCTTTACGGAACGCCATCGCGTTCTGCGCGGCCAATACCTGCGGGGCGACCGGAATGTAGGGCTCAGTCCAGGAGGCGATCAAATCCCGGGCGAGTTCGATCGGCTGTCGTTCTTCGGTGAAATGCCGGCGGGTGTCGAGCTCGAGCCGGGTCAGGCGCATTTCGGCGACCATGGCTTCCCAGAGGACGTTCATGGCCTGTCGGATGGTTAGGCGTTGGCCGCCTTTTTCGAACCCAAGGAGACTACGTTCGGCGCAGGGCCAGTTCCGTTCGCACCAGGTGAGGAGCCATCGGAACTGTTCCGGCGTTTTCCCGTGAAGTGTTCCATGACCCAGTCGGTGAGGCCGTCCATCTGGTCGAGGCCGACCACATTGTCGTCGTCGTCATCGTCGTCGTCGTGGTCGAGGAGTTCCAGGAACCGCTGGCGGTCAGATCTGATCAGCACCGTGTTGAAGAAAGCTTCGGTGGCTTCGTCGGGGTCGGTGTCGTCGGAGCGCATGACCGCCAGCAGTTCATTCCACTTTTTGTATGGGAGTTTGGCGCGGAGTGTGAATTCCTGCCCACCGACTTTGAAGGTCGGGCGTATGCCGGCCTGTTCGGCGAGCATCGCATCGAAGTCGCGGGTAACCATGTGGTGTCTAGTCCTCTTCGTCGGTGAGTGTGGCGATGGGTGGGTTGGTTTTCTGTTCCTGGTAGGTCGTCCATAGCCAGACGGCGACGACAGCCCCAGCAGCTCCGGCGGCCATGGAGGCGATAATTTTCATCATCAGGCGGCCGGGTTCAGGTTGGCACCACCGAGGATCTTCAGCAGTGGGCGGCCGTCGAGGGGCTTCTCGAGCTGGAAGTTGGCGGAGATGAGGGACTTCTGCACGCCCTTGCGGTTTTCCAGGCCGATCGATCCGCCTTGGAGGCAGCGCCGGAAAATCATGCGGAGATCGTTTTTGGCGACGTCGCCGATGGCATCCCAGCCGATCATGACGCGCTGCTCGTTGCCGAGGTCTGGGGGTTCGAAGTCCCAGATGGCGCCGGTGTCGGCGTCGTCGATGATGCCGCCGTTGAAGGCGATCGTCAGGTTCTTCAGGGTGATTTCCGCTAGGGCGAATTCGATGGAGGCGTCTCGGCCGGTGGTGACCCGGGCGAGGGGGTCAAGCTCCTCCGCCACCTCCACATTGTCGGTGGAGACTTCGTAATTGAAGACGGAGCCCTCATCGGTGTAGCCGAGGGGCACCCAGTCGGCGCTCCATGCGGAAACGCAGTCGGCGGGTTCGGCGGTGGGGACACCGAGCTTGTCTGTCGGGGCGATGTACAGCTTGCCGGGCTTTCCGAATCGGACTGCGGCGGCGTTGAAGTCAGCCACGAGATTTTCCTTCCATACGAGAAAAGCCCCGCCGGTGTTGCCCGGCGGGGCTGAAGGGGTGGGTGGGGCGCTTTAGGTGACTGTGGTGATCAACGCGTCCACGATGTAGCGGGGTGTGTCGGAGTCGGGTTCGGGTAGCCAGCGCATGTTTTGTGTGGCGGCGGCGCCCAGGTAGGTGCCGTTGACGATCCGGCCGCCGGTTTGGGCTAGGTCTTCAAGTTCGGCGATGAGGGTCCGGCCGATGTCGCCGGCTTGGGATCGGGTTTTCCCCCAGCAGTCGAATTGCATCCGGACTTGTTGTTCGGGGAGGTCTTTGCGGGGGCGGGGTCCGCCTGCAACCTGCCAGGCGATGAGCGCGGGTACCGGCGATTTGGGGGGCATGGCGTTGTAGATGGAGATGCCGCCGTCGGGGCGTTCGAGCAGCAGGGTGAGGTTGGTGGTGAGGAGCCACGTTTTGACGATGGTTTCGGTGTCGGCGTAGACGTTCATCGGTAGTACCTGCGTACGGCTTCGATGGCGGGGCGGATGTGGGGTTGGGCGTCGCCGTGTTTTTTGGTGCCGAATTCGACGAAGGCCCAGTAGCGGCGGCGGGTACGGACGAGGAAGTCTCCGGTGTCGGGGTCTTGGACGACGTAGTAGGACTCGGACAGGTGGGGGCCGCCCTCGCGGTCCGGTCGGCGGTGTTCGTCGACGGGGGCGTTGATGTGGATGAAGTCGACAATGTTTTGGGCGATCTCTTCCGCCCGGTGTTCGGCTTTGCGTTCGATGCGTTCGATGGTGCGGTATGCGTTGCGGGTGGTGTAGGGCCGTTTGCGTGGCATCACACTTCCCCTTCGGTGGCCCGCATGCGTGCTTCGATGTGGGTGTAGAAGTCGAGGTACCAGACGATGCGGAAGGTGCGGCCGGAGGTGTCGTCTTTGATCCAGTCGGTGTTGACCAGCCCGCCGGGGATCGGATCGCATTTCAGCCCGTAGTCGGAAACGTTCTGTTGCCCGCCTTGCAGGTCAAGGTTGCCGAGCGGGTAGTCGACAACGGCCCGGATTTTCTCGGCGGCAATGTCGCGGCTGGTGTCGTCGGCGCCGGAATAGGGTTCGTCGTAGTCCGTGGCGGGTGGGATGCGTAGGACGCTGATGGTGGTGATGGCTAGCGGTATCAAGGCCCCTCCCCCGATTGGTTGCTCAGATGCTGTAACGATCGAGGAGGGAGGAATGCAACGTTGACATCCCGGAAGTGTTGCCGGTGGTGGTGGAACTGGATCCCCAGGTTTTGGTGACCTGCCCGACGGTGGCCGAGGTGAGCCCTTCCGGGTTGGAGAGTTGCCGCTGCGACAAATCCATGGTGACCAACTTGAGGACGTCGGGGATGGGGTCGTAGCCGTGTTCGACATCAAACTCGTATTGGGTGCGGTACACCCAGCAGCCCCACACCTGTCCTTTGCGGGACCAGTTGATGGTGAACTCGGCCGGGTCGAGGGTGATCCCGTCGGCGCGGGTTTCGGTGATGTCGAGGAGTTCCAGGGTGGGAAGGGTGATCAGGGAGTTCTGCGCACCTTCGAAATGCATCGTTTCGGTTTGGAGCGAGAGATCCCACCCGCAGTAGGCGCGGACGGCCCCCGACGCCAGGGTTAGCGCGGCTTCGGCTTGTGCCTGGTCGTCGAGGGTCCGTCCGAGGTAGATCTCTAGCTCGCCGACGGTGGCGAGCGGATCCATTAGCGTTCCTGCTGCCCCTGCTCGGGGGTGCGGGCGCCGCTCCCGGTGGCCCGCTTGTTCCGTGCGCCGCGGGCCTTCTCCTGGGTTGCCTGGTTGTCGTCGTTGTCAACGCCGGCGTCGTCGGCTTCCCGGTTGCGGGTGGCGGTCCGGTTGGCTTCGTTGTTGCCCTTCTTGCCACCGTCGGGCTCATCGAGGGGTTCGCCGATGGGGACGGCGCCGACCTGCTCGGCCATTTCGGGGGTCATCATGGCGGTGGTTTCCATGTAGCCGACGTAGTAGTGGTATTCCTCGAGCTTCTGCGGGGCCCGGGGCTCGCTGTCTCCGCTTCCGCCGCGCAGTAGTCCGGGGCGGTCCTTGGGGTTCTTGTCGTCCTGGGTCATGGTTGCTCCTTGGAAGAATGGGGCCGTGTCGAGCAGGGGGCGGCTTTGGTGGCTGTCGCCGCAGGCCGCCCCTTCTGCTCCACAGATGCGGCAGTAGACGTTCACTTTTTGCCGAGGCTGGCGCGGACGAAACAGTCTTTGGCCTCGAGGAGTTTCCGTAGTCCGGCGGTGACTTCAGGCCCGGGTGGCAGGTGGCGGACCATTGTTTGGGCGACGTCGGCGCAGACGGCGGATGTTTCCCGCATGGCGGAGCCGGCGGGTAGATGGTCGTAGGAGAAGTAGTCGAGCAGGGCTTGGGTGTTCGGGTGGGTCACGGCAGGGTGATCTTCACGAAAGCCGACGGACGCATAATGGCGAAAGCGGCTCGCATTTCTGCGAGGATTGCGACGAGGTTCCTAACGAAGAAATCGGCATGAGAATCTGTCGCCGTCACTGTGGCCTGTTCCCGGTCGTAGACGACGCCGTAATTCCAGGCGGCACACCATGCCGTCTTCGGTGCGACAGCCTCCGACTCGATAACCGGCAAACCCCATAGACGCTTGTCGGTCAGCGCGAATGGTCCGCCGCCGTAGAAGTCGCCGTTGACGTTGCGCAGAAGTTCGACTTCCTGCCAGTCCATCGGGTTCATGACATAGGCGGTGGGTGTCGCGCGTCCGCCGATGCGAACCTTTGTCCGGGCGAT